ATATCTTGCTTAAGAGGATCAGCAAAATTATATATCTTCCCTGATTTACCACCTAATGATTTAAAATAGGCAAGAGTGGCTTCTGAGCATGTGGTTTTACCAGATTGTTTTCGTCCAGCAAATGCTACAATCTTTGTCATACAATACTTTCTAAGAAGGGTTTGATTTCTGTCTCTATTTCTGATTTGGTCATCTCTCCAATATCTGACTTAGATATTTGAGGAACAAATATTCTATATGTATTTTTACATTTATCTTTTATCTGTTCAGCAGCTTTTTTACCAGCGTCATCATTGTCTGTTAATATAACAATAGTCATAGCTCCAGAAGAATCAAGCATGATCTTCTGTCTATCACTAAGCGAAGAACCAAATATAGCTACGCTGTTATGTATACCGCTTTCTTCTAATCTCCAAACATTACCTGGACTTTCTACAATAACAGCTACAGTACTTTTTATTATGTGCTCTTTAGCAAACCAGAAATTGTATAAACAGTTTTGGCTTTTAAAATTTATACTATGTTTCCACTTAGAAGATAGCCACTTCTTTTCGTCAGATGGGCAGTTTTCTTCTGGTGCATGATATGCCGAGCACTTTGTGCATTTTTCTGATACGCTTCTACCAGAACATCCTATCATATGAGTATAGTCATTATTATAGATAGGAACTACAACTCTATTAGACATTTCTTTATTAGGTTTGTTACAGAATCCGACATCATATTTATCTAGTATCTTTAATGAGTATCCTCTATTTAAATAATACTCAGCCGGCATTATTAAAGATTTTCTCACTTGCTCCCTTGTAGGAAGTTGTGATACTGGAGTTTGTGTGGCGACAGCATTACCAATATAATTGATAGTACTGGTAAATAATTTCTTGTCTTTATCTGAACCAGATATTTTGATATTCTTTAGGTCTTTCTTAATGAACTTAAGAGCAAAATCTAAAGCATCATTAAATGAACAAGCCTTATCTCCATCTTTTTCCCAGCCATGCTTTTGATGAGATAATACTCCTCTAATGAAGCCAATAACAGATGCTTTAAATACCTTATCGCATCCGTGTGTTCTACACTTCCAGTTTCCTCTATATCTATCTCCCTCTGGATATAGATTAATAGCTGAAATATTGTCTCCTCCATGGATCGGACAAGCCATTGAAATCATCTTATTATTTGATCTATACTCAATATTAAAAAAGTCTAACAAGGTATCAATATTATCACATACCTCATCACAAACTATTTTAAGCTTGTGTTGATCATTCGAATGGGATTTCTTCATTATTTTGTTCTTCAACAATAAATCCATCAGATGCGCCGCCTTTATTATTAATAACTTCTAATCTGGTTCTACCTTCGGTAATCTTTGCACACCAACCCTTCATGTGACAGTTAATGTAATCGTTATCATCTAGTCCGCCGCCATGTCTGCTAATCAAAGGAACTAGTTTACGATTACCATTATCTGGACCATCTTCAGCAATCTCTTCAGGAGTTTTTCTCTTAAAGATACTGAAATTACTACATAGCCAAATGATTCTGTCTGAACCACTCGCTGTATCTGTGCTTTCCTTTGTAATACCGTCTCTGTTTAATTGGATAAAGGCAACAATAGGCACCTTATATCTAACAGCAAAGTTATGTAGGGAGGTCATCATGAATCCCAATACTTGATACTCTTTTAGATCTTGGCTCATACCAGCACTATCCATGAGCTTTAAATAGTCATAAAAGATTACGCAGTCTTTGGCGGTGCCGTCATCATTAAGACCAACTTCTTTCAATACCCATCTTCTCATAATAGCCAATTGATCTTCAAATGGCTTACCAGCAATACTTTTATGGAAAAAGGGAGTCTTTTTAATTTCTTCTACAGCTTGTAATAGTTTAGTCTTTTTATCTGGAGATTCTGCAAACTTACCTGTTTCAATTGCATTAATTTCAATCTCCGTCATCATAGCCAAGATTCTATTGATATGATCTTCCTTATTCATTTCCGTATCCATATTTAATACGGGAACACCTAGTTTAGCAACATTACGACCAATATTATCTGATAGTAAAGTTTTACCAGTTTTAGGTCGAGCAGCTATAACATTAACAGTGCCTTTTCTTAAGCCACCACCAATAGCTTGATCGTATGCAGGAAAGCCCGTAGGAATACCAATCTGATCAGTTTTATTTAACTCAAGATTACGAATATAATCATCTAGATCTTTACCTATAACTACAGGATTATTATCACTATCATTAAGCAATGATGTGAAGTTAAATATAGTTTCTTCTGCAATACCAAGGATGGAACCAATAGGCTCGGTACCATTAACATCTAGAATTTTTTCTTGAGCTAATTCGAGTTGCTTTCGTAGTAACCTAGCAATCTCTAGTTTACGAATCTTGGCAGCAAATTTACGAACATTATCCAAAGCTACAGGAAAATCTATAATAGCCCTAAGATGTTGGGCTTCTTCCTTCTTAGCTAATATATGAGAATAGCCTAGTTCTTCTGCTACAGAGAAGATACTTGCTACGTCAATATTTGGTTTCTGTTCTCTCTCGCAGACAACCTTAAGACACTTAAAGATGATAGAATTACTATCAATGGTAAAAGAAGTATCTTGCACAATATCTGCAACATCCAAGTAGGCATCTTCGCCATAATTACAAATCCCAGACAACACCGCTCTTTCTGCGGCAACATCAGATAGTATCATATATTAGCCTGCTGCTCCGGAACATTTGTTACACTTGTATCTATCAATAGAATCTGTAATTAATACTGGATTAACATTTTCTTTTTTGCCACATACTCGACAAGTAGCCTTAACGAGATTAAATGGCCTAGCTCTTGGTACTGGTGGCTGAACTATTAATTTCTTATCTATGGCTATATCCTCTTTGTGCATTCTCATTTCTGGCATAGAATCAAATTTGTTGTTAAACGGCTTTGATGTCGTTGCCTTGTTCTTATTGTTGGTGCGAGGAGTTTTCTTTTTAACTGGGGTATCATTCGACTCTGATGGTTCTACAGCATCTTGCTTTGGCAACATGGCTTGAAGCATCATAATCATTTGCTGTATTTGTTGAGGATCTAGATTAATATTATTGTCCATGTTTGGTTACCTTCATTCTTTGAATAGCAATTAAAATATCTGACAGGTTCTTAATTGAATTAGCTATATATGATAAACGATCAGTTCTTTGTTTTGCATAAATCTTAATTTTATTTAGAGACTGTGCTTTATCGTTATGTTTGATGGCTTGATTAGATTTTTCGACATATCCATAGCCTTTATAATTATTAATATCATCTGCTATCACTATCTTTGTCGTATCGTCTGCCCAGTTATATCTTGCTATTTCTCTATTAATAGTTCGCTGAACATGAAAAGAAAACTGTGCTAACCTATAGGAAATTTGTCCACAATCTTCTGGAGTTAATTTTTCTAGTTCATCTCTATTCATAGAAAGATAACTATTTAGCTCTGCTTCTGGTAATCCTCCAGCAGAATATTTAGGTAGTCCTAGATTATTCTCATATTCATCTAATAGATTGTCCCAATCTTGTAGTTCTTCTTTAGCTGTTTTGTTGCTCATTTTTAATCCTATTAGACCATGCTTCTTCGTCCTCATTAAATGGTAACTCAATATAAGTTATACCATTTGTATCACACCACTCCTGCTTCTCTTGATCTCTTTTTTTGTGTTTAACAAACCCCAATAAATTATTATGATAAAATGGCACAAATTTATAGTGCTGTTCTCCATGAACCTCTATGGTTCTTTTTAAGAGGGGTATATAGAAATCTAAATATAAAGTCTCCGACCTTCTGAGAGGAATTGGTACTTCCTCAAGAATCTGCATCGTTGGGAAGCACTTATGTACTAAGTCTCTCGCCAGCAAATGCAAGGCCGATTTGTTTTTAGCCTTGCCATGAGCGATACCTCCAATAAGTTGCCAATGACACAAGTTTCCGTCAAGATCTTTTATTTGCATTTAATGCCCATCGTTTCCTTGACTTGCTCTAATAAACTTACATATACTTCAGGATGATCAACTAGATATTGTCTAAGCTTTTCTGTTCCTTGAAATTTAGGCTTATCAGCAACAGATGTTAGTGTGTACCAAGCACCACCCTTTTGAATAAGACCAATATCGACAGCCAACATTAGTAATTCCATCTGCTTGTCAATACCCTGACCATATCTTAGGTAGCTAGTAATAGTTCCACCGGGAGCACCCAAGGCAGAACATACTACCTGCCATTGAATCTCTTGACCAATTTGTTGACCATCTTCTGATGATCCAATCTTCCATGCTCTATGAAACTGAGCCCTTAATTTAATGTCCGTCTGATAAGCAATAGCTTGTCCGCTCTTTTCTTTCCATTCAACGTGACCAGTACCCGGATTACCCATAAGATGCGTAATACCAATAACAATATTTCTATTCACAGGAATAACATTCGCCACCTTTCTGCAAAACTTGGCCAATAGTTTGGCACCATCAGCTCTTTGCATCTTATTCATGTCAGATGTAATTTCTGTTTCGGTACATAGAGCAGAATAGGAGTCAATGATAAGAATACATCCCGGAATCTCATTGATGATTCTTTCCCCAATTTGCAGATATTCTTCTGCATGGAGAATTTTGCCTTGCTGAGAACCAATAACATGAAACCTATCTAAATTTAATCCTGGGATACCTTCTAGGTCTCTTTTCTTTAATCTACCTTCAATGTTGAGGTAGTACACTTCTCTACCCTCTTTGAATCCCTGATAGGCGTATTCTGGTCTTTGTGCCGTAGCCGCAAAGTCTAAGGAGGTCGTGGTCTTTCCACATTTGGGTTGTCCGGTGAATATCATAAAACTTCCCTCTGGGACACCACCATTTAAAATAATGTCGAGAGAAGGACTCACAGGAATCGTAATAAGTTTCTTGTCCACAACAGCACTTGCTGTGAGCATGATTTCATTACCAAAATTTTTAATGACATCTTCTTTTAAGCTCATTAGTCTAAATCCTTTAATTTCGAAATTATATTTTTTGCTACTGGTTGACTATTACCGAATACTATTGTGTCTTTTCTTTCAATAGGTTTTGTTAAAATAACATTTTCCTGTTGAATCAATTTATCTTGTTGTTCTATCATAGCCCCAAGATGAGGGGCTCGCAAAGAATAGATTTTCTTCCCTTGATCAGTATTCAATGCTCTTACGATTGCTTTTGGATCATACTGCTTCAATAGTTTATGAGCAGACCCTATTTGGTTTCTATAAAATGTGGCCCATTTTTGATGCACCCAAAATCTATAATGCAAATCCTCTTTATCTTTTTGGGCTTTTCTTTCACAGATAATTTCTGTAATGAACTGGGCAGCGGACACTTCCTTGCCATTAGAATACTTTGATGGATATTTTTCTATCATCAATCTTACTGTTGTTTTTCTTTTTGTATTTCTTGACAAGAGGTTTCAAGAGAGCTATGGAATTTTTCAAAAAATTTCTCTACATATACCTTATAGTCTTCTTTGGCAGACACCGGAATGTGATAATATTTTTCAAACAAGTCCTTTACTTCATTTAAATAGCCTTTATCGTCTATATCCGAAACTTCAGCCTTAATATAAATTGTAATTTCGTGTGGAGAGGCTGATAGATGTTTCTTATGGATAATCTCTGGATGTCTGTCTGCAAAATCTAATGGAGCTTCACTAGGTTGTTCGTCCAGATGATCAAATCTGGTTTCTTTCATTTTATTGAGTTGTTCAACAACCTTATTATTGATCTTTTCTAGAAATTGTTTTTCTTCATCTGTGAGAGATTCAAAGATTGCATCAATTGGAGCAATATCATCTGCTTCTTTTGGTGATTCTTTATCCATTTTTACTTATTCTCTTATGGTCTAGGTCTAAAAATGCCTTGTTGAATTTTGGATGATACTGGAGCAGAAGTTTTCTTTTTGAGATCATCATTAAGTTCTGATGCCTCTTTGGTCATAATAGATACACTTCTCTTACCGGGACTTTCATTGATCATTAAGTTTTTTGATGGAGACTTACCCATTGATGAAGAAACGGTTTTGATTGCCGCTGCCGCTGTAACGTCTGGGTTTTCAACAACATTTTTTACTTGACTATTTGTGAGTGACAATTCATTTGCAATCTTAGTCAAGTCCCACCCCTGGCTACTCAACCATAGGGCAGCATATTTTTGAACCTTATTAATTCTTGCCATTATTCATTCTCCCTTTCAGCATTGTTTAACCATGCTACATTTTTTGTTTTGAGAAATTTAAGATACCAATTAAACGTTTTTTGATTCA